ATGGATGAAGAGGGTTTAATAATTATTGATGATTATAAACACCTTAGTATGGGTATTGTGGATATGCTCCTAAAGACTTATAATTTTAATGTTGCTGAAAAAGGTGACAATAAAATTATTTATAAAAAGGAGATATAATGTTTCAAGCAATTATCGGTCCTGTTGCAAGTTTGGCAAAAACATGGATAGAGGGCAAACAAAAAAAAGCACAACTAAAAAGTCAAGTTGAGCTAACAAAATTAGAAGCGACAAAAACTAAAATTGAAAAAGATGGCAATTGGGATGAGTCAGCTATGAGAGCATCAGACAATTCATGGAAAGACGAAGCCTGGACGCTTACCTTTATTTTTATCCTTTTTGCGTCATTTTTTCCTGCTCTTCAACCTTATATGCAACAAGGGTTTTTATTTTTAAAAAACGATTGTCCTGATTGGATATCTTATGGCATGTTGGCTTCGATAGCAGGATCTTTTGGTCTAAAAGGTATTGCCAAGATTAGAAAATAATTTAAAATGTTTTAAGTGGACTGCGGTCACAATGACAACCAGCACTTCTAACAAAAGGAGATAATTATGTGGTCAAAACCAATAATTACAGAAATTTCTGTTGGTCTAGAGATTAACAGTTATGCCTGTGCTGAAAAATAATTTAGTGGGAGCTCTTATGCTCCCATTATTTTTTTGTGATTCTGCTTTTACAAAAAATTACAAATGGTCAGGTAAAGGTCAATTGTATGATGATAGAAATCAATATCATGTAACTTGTAGATTAACAAAAGAAAAAAGAGTTGATCCTTTTTTTGGCGAAGACTCCGTAAAATGTTTTTACACATGCACAGATAAAGAGATTATGGTTGTTACAACACATAGTGATCATGTATGCGAAAGGCAAATAGCGAGTCCAAGGGGGGAAAAAAGAGATTGGCGAAACAGATTAAAATATTAACTTTGAAGGATTGTAGTGGTGAGCGATTTCCAAAACTTAGAAATAATAGAATGCCCTATAGGAGTCCTGTAATATATTATGGTAAAAAAATTTCATAAAGTAGAAGTAGTATTTGTAAAAAGAAAGAAAAGAAGGTATAACAAAAATGGACTTACACATAGAAAAAAATTAGGACCTAAGTCACATTTAAGACATGCTTGATATTGAAACAATACAAACAATCAGACATTACATCAGAAAAGAAATTGATAAAACTAAAGACCATATTTGCTATGGTATAGACAAGTTGGACAATCTACATTATGCTAAGGGCAAGCTCGCAGCTTTAGAAGCTGTGCTTCAGGATCTTAAAGACCTGCAAAATAGAGAGGATGATGTAGATGACATTGATCAAACCTGAAAAAAAACTTGTCGTTCCACCGAATGATGAGGACGAACCTTTAGTTCCAAAAGGTGCAAAAGAAGTGGAACAATATCTTAAAGTATTACCCAAACCAGTAGGCTATAGGCTTTTAGTTAGACCTTATCAACCAAAAAAAAAAACTAAAGGTGGTCTTTATTTAACAGAGAAAACTCTTGAAACGCAACAACTTACCACTGTCGTTGGTTTTGTTGTAAAGATGGGTGACCTTTGTTACAAGGATAAAAATAAATTTCCTACAGGACCTTGGTGTAAAGAGGGACAGTTTGTTGTTTATGGACGATATACTGGAGCTCGATTTAAAACAAAATATGGTGAACATCGTATTTTGAACGATGATGAAATCATTGGAACTATTAATAAACCAGAGGACATCCTCGCATTATTCTAGGAGTAATTTATGGCTGAGAACAATAAAGTTGAACTTGACACTGATGATGTTAATGAGACAGATATTGCTATTGAAGAAAAAGAAAAAATAGATACTAAACCTGAAATAGGTGAAGTTGATTTAGGGTATAGTGACCCAATAAAAGCAAGCATTAAATCGAAAGTAGTCGATAAAGAAAAAGAAAAAACAGACAACGAAACAGAAGAAAAACCTGAACAAGAAAATCTTAATCAAGTTACTGAGAATGTTCAGAAAAGAATTGACCAACTGACTCGTAAATTTAGAGAAGCCGAGAGAAGAGAGAAAGCTGCTTTAGATTACGCTAAGGGTTTACAAAAAAAATATTCTGATGTTGAAAAAAGATCATCTGTAATTGATGATAATTATGCAAAAGAATTTGATGCTAGGATCGATGCTCAAAGAGAACAAGTAAAACACAATTTACAAGTTGCTATTGAGGCTAATGATTCAAAAGCGATTATGGAGGCAAATGATAAATTAACTCAATTGTCTGTTGAAAAAGAAAAAGCACGAATACTTCAAGAACAAAGAAAACAAGAAGAAGAGCAAAAAAAAGAACAACCTGTTGAGCAAAAAACTCAACAACCTGAACAAAAACCTGTAGAAAAACCACCAGCTAGTCCTAGAGCTCAAGCGTGGGCAACAAAAAACACATGGTTTGGTCAGGATAAAGCAATGACAAACGCTGCATTTGGTATTCACGCAGACTTAGTAGAGCAAGGGTTTGACCTTGAGTCTGAGGAGTATTACAATGAAGTAGATAAACAAATGAGGAGTTATTTTCCTCAAAAGTTTATGAATGATAATAAACCGATTCAAACTGTAGCTTCTGCTGGAAGAAAACAGTTAGGTCGCAAAACTGTGACACTCACTCGATCACAGGTGGCTATAGCCAAAAAATTAGGAGTGCCACTAGAAGAATACGCAAAATTCGTGAAGGAGTAAAATTATGAATGAAACTATAAAAAGAACCTCACGCAGTTCAAGTGAAACAAAAAGCGTTAGAAACAAACCTTGGACTCCTCCATCAAGTCTAGATGCACCTCCTGCACCTAAAGGATATGTACATAGATGGATAAGAACTGAATTCATGGGTCAAGAAGATACAGGTAATGTATCTAAAAAACTCAGAGAAGGATGGGAATTTGTGAGAGCTGAAGAAATTAAAAACAATCTTGGTGATCATGATTATCCAGTAATCCGTAAGGGACAGTATCAGGGGTTAATTGGGGTTGGTGGTCTTGTGTTGGCAAGAATACCTGAAGAAATAGTCGAACAACGCAAGCAGTACTTTCAAAATATTACTGCTGATCAAGTTAAAGCCGTTGACAACGATATTTTAAGGGAACAACGACCTGAGATGCCTGTTAATATTAACAGACAATCTCGTGTAACTTTTGGTGGTGGTCGTAAATCATAATTTTTTGATTAAAGCCATCGCTGTAATATTAATGCTTATTTAAGGAGAATCTAAATGGCAAATGTAAGTGAAAAGTTTGGTCTTAGACCTTATAAATCTCTTAATGGTGCTCCATGGAATAATGCTCAGAATAGGTATACTATTGCAGCCAACTACGGAACAGCAATCTTCCAAGGTGACTTGGTAGTGCCTACTGCGGCTGGTAACATTGAACGTTATGATGTTACTTCAAACAGTGGTGCTGATAAACCAATTGGTGTGTTTAATGGTGTATTTTATACTGATCCAACTACGAGCAAACCAACATTTAGTAATTATTATCCTGGTAGTGTAAACGCTAGTGATATTGTTGCTAATGTAATCGATGATCCCAATACGTTGTTTTTAATCGATTCAGACGAGGCTATGACAAGAGCAGGTCTGTTCATTGGTTATAAAACTACTAACGTAACAGGGAACACAGTAACTGGCATATCCAAAGTACAACTTGATACAAGTACAGCAGACTCAACGAATGCTATACCTCTTCAAGCTATGGATATTAGCCAAGATGTTAACAACGAGGACACAACGGCTGCTAACGCAAACATTGTTGTCCGTATTCAAAACCATTTTCTGAATCCACCAGCTTCGGCTGCGGATACAGGGGTATAAGGGAGATATAATATGGCTATTTCAAGATCACAACTGGTCAAAGAGCTAGAGCCTGGTTTAAATGCTCTCTTTGGCTTAGAATATAATCGTTATGAAAACGAACACGCAGAAATCTTTGTTTCAGAAGCATCTGATAGAGCTTTCGAAGAAGAAGTAATGCTTAGTGGTTTCGGTAGTGCTCCAGTTAAAGAAGAAGGTGCAGGGGTCGCATTTGATCAAGCAACTGAATCTTTTACTGCGAGATACACTCACGAAACAATCGCTATGGCTTTTGCTATTACTGAGGAAGCAATTGAAGATAATCTGTACGACAGATTAGCTGCAAGATACACAAGAGCGTTGGCAAGATCAATGGCTAACACTAAACAAGTAAAAGCTGCAAACGTACTTAATAATGCGTTTAATTCAAGCTTTGCTGGTGGTGACGGCGTTGAACTTTGTTCTACAGCTCATCCGTTAGCTACTGGTGGTACATTCGCAAACGAACTATCAACAGCGGCTGATTTATCTGAAACATCACTAGAGCAGTCTCTAATTGATATTGCTGCTTTCGTTGATGAAAGAGGACTTAAAATTGCAATGCAAGGTGTTAAACTGATTATTCCAAAAGAACTTCAGTTTACTGCTGAAAGAATTTTAAGATCACCTCAGAGAGTTGGTACTGCTGATAATGACATCAACGCTATGGCTTCT